GCGAATCTTCGCCGCGCCCGGACCCCTGGTCCAGTACCGGCGCAGCCGCTCGGTGTCCACCGGGTGGGTCAGCCAGCCCGGCCCATCCTCCGTCTTGACGAAGTCACCCAGGTCGTCAAACTCACGGTCCTCGTCGGCGCTAGCGGTGATCGTGTCGGGCGGCTCCTCTTTGAGTTCGCGGTAGGCGGTGCGAAGGGCTGCCTTGGCCTGGCTGATCTTCTCCGGTGGGGCATCGGTACTACCCAGTCGGCTCACCGCCGCGTGCACCCCGGCCCGTGACAGCACCCCGTTCGGGGTGAGGATCGGCAACTTGTTGTTCGCCTTCTTGAGCCGGTCCGGGCCGGAGGTGACCAGGTGGATGATCGTCGCCGCGTAGTACTGCTCGTCGGTGTAGTTGCTGGCGGCGCCGTTCCACTTGCCCTCGTCCACCTTGAACGAGCACTGGCAGTCCTCGTGCTTGGGAGCGGCGGCGGTGATCTCGCCCCGGGCCTCCCAGTCGCCGAGGGAGACGAACGCCTCGGAGAAGGCCGGGATCGCGCACAGGGTGGCCCCGCAGATGCGCCCGGACGGGAACACGGTGACCGGCAGGTTGTCGGCCGCCGCCATCTCCATGTCGTAGGGCGAGCCGTCGCTGTTCTGCAACTCCATCGTCGCGTCATCGACATCGACCGAGACGCCCCGGATGCCGCCCTCGGCGATCAGGCCGATGGCCTCGGCCGACTCGTCGGAGGTCAGGAACATCCCGGACGCCTTGATGAGGTTGCCCTCGCGCCACACCTCGTCAATGCGACCGACCACGACCGCGCCGTCGTGGCCGGTCGCGGTCACCTTCTGCCAGGACAGCGGCAGCGGCAGGTCGCGCCAGCGCAGCGCCTCGGCGCCGAACTTACGACCGTCCCCGCTCTGCACGTCCTCGGGGGCCAGCACGCCGTGCCAGGGCACCTCGACCGCATCGGCCTCTCGGGCCTCGGTGAGGTCGGAGTCCTCGAACTCGAACTCGTCCAGGTCATCGGTGACACGTGTCACGAGGTCGGTCATGGTGACTCCTTCATTGGCAGACGCAGCCAGGGTCGCAGCCCTGATCGCCAGGACACAACGGCAGTTGACCGTCAGATCGGGTGGGGCGATGGGATCGCCGGGGTACTTCATCGGGTGGCCGTCCACCGAGAAGGTCTGATCCAGGCGCACGCTCAGGCCGTCCATGCGACGGTGTGCGTCGCGGACCCGGTCGTCGTGCATGGTCACCCAGGTCTTGATGATGTTCGGGCGGTCGGGGTCGCTGTCCACCTCGTCGCCCGCCGCCATCGTGCCGCCGTTGATCGCGGCGTTGCTCACCCAGCGGGCGATGGCCTCGGCCTTGCTGTCGAAGTTGCCCGGGGTCGGCGGCTCGGTCCGTTCGAGGTTGATCCGCAGGGACTCGCGGAACTGGGCCAGCGTCTCGCGCAGTTGCTTGCTGGTCAGTTTCCCGGCCTCGGTCCGGTAGGTGCGCCGGAACTGGCGCTCGGCCGCGTTGACGATGGTGCGCGACCAGTTCGGGGTCTTGGAGTAGCGGTGCAGTGCCCAGCGCACCGAGCCCAGCAGTGCGTCGGCGCCCCGGTCCTGCAACGGACGGCGGGCGACGGCGAACGCGGCCAGGTCGGTGACGGCGATCATGCCGCGACCAGCGCTCGTCGCACCGCCTCGTAGGAGTGGGCCGTCTGGGAGACCAGCAGCCCACGGGTGTAGGTGTCGAGCGCGACCTGGACCTTGGCCACGTCACAGTCGAACCCGTCCAGCGCCTGCGGCAGACAGGCCCAGGCGTCCTCCAAGACCTTGTCCAGGTCCCCGTTGCGGACCGGCACCACCCGGTAGACATCGAACGCCGGTACCCCGGGCCGGGCGCCGTAGATGGAGCGCATCCGGTTGCCCGCGCGCTCCAAGGCCCGGAACACCAAGACCTGCCCGGCAGCGGCCAGCGTGTCGGGCAGGTCTCGTCTGGGGTGCTGGTCGAGGCTGCGGTCGGGGCGAGCCTCGCGGGTCTCCTCGGCTGGGTTCGGGTCGCCGAGGTCCACGCCGAGCGCGGCCAGCGCCGCCGCCACCTGCTCGGGGGTCGCGCTGCCTCCGGCGATCTTGCGCAGCAGCCAGTCCTTGAACTCGGGGTCGGACGGCTTGTCGTCCTCGGAGAAGCCGGTCTCCCGGCGCAACGCCTGCCCGTCGATCTCGCCCCGGTCGTACAACTCGACGGCTTCCTTGCTCCGGTCGGGGCGTAGCCGGAGTTGGCTGGTGTCGGCGACCACGGCCACGTCGTCCTTGTGCAGGACCGGGCGCAGGTACTTGACGGTCAGCGCGCTGGTGATGATCGCCAGCAGCGGCTCGATGTGGGCCTTGACGCTGGACTCGTCAACGAGCCAGCCGGACCAGTGGTTCATCGTTCCCTGGCCGAGCATCACCTCGGGCGGGATGTCCATGCCCAGGGCCAGGCGCCGGATGGCCTCGGTGCGCAGGGTCACCGCGTTCTCGTCCAGCGGCGACCAGAAGGTGTGCAGTTGCATCTTCCCGATCAGGTCGTCGGGCGAGGTCACGACGATGGGGACCAGGGAGGCCGGGTCGGAGGGGTCGCCAATCGGGCGGATCATCTCCTCGCCGAGCATGGCCATGAACTGGTCGGCCTGCCCGTGGCCCTCCATGCCGGGTTTGACCGGGAAGGTCATCCCCTGCGGGACCTCGAAGATTCCGGCTCCGGCAAGGCGGCTGCGGACCTGGGCGAAGATGTGCCGGGTCAGGTACTCGATCTCGCTCAGGATCGGCAGGAGCGCCCGGACGGGAGAGTCGGCCTGGGTGTGGTTGCGCGGGTGCGGGCGCCAAATCCGGATGATGACCGCCTCGTCCGGCAACTGCTCTTTCTGGTTCCGGTCGTTGGTCACCCACCAGACCTTCTCCGAGGAGTGGGTGACCTCGGTGACCCCGAACACCGCCCAGATGTCCTCCTCGGTGGCCTCGTCGGTGCGGCCGATCAGGTAGCACTCCCCGGCGATGACCAGGTGGATGGCGATGCCCTTGATGAGCGCGTCCTGGCCGGACTGCTGGGCGGTCAGCGCGGCGATGGCCGAGACCGCTGGCCCGTCGGTCAGGACGTGGGTGGTGCCGTCCGGGTCCACGTTCGCCGCGTACAACCGCGCCCGGGACATGACGTTGGCGATATACGTTGCGCCGTAACGGAGTTCACCGATGATGTCGTAGAAGCGCCAGGCTTCGGCCTGCCACCCCTGAGAGTTGGAGGCCGGGAGTCTGGCCCCCTGGTCCGGGTACCGTGTGGCCGCAGCCGTGACGGTCGGAGTGGCAGCAGCAACGAGCGTGGTCCGACCAGACATGCGCGGCATAGAACGGCACTCCTCTTGACCGGTATTGGTCAGAGTGTGACAGCCGTCGTGACACGTGTCACCGATGAGTTAGACACTCGGCACGTCGGGACTGCCGTCCTCGTCGTGGAACACCACCCAGGAGGTGGCGTAGCCGAGGGCGAAGAAGGCGTTGACCACCCACCACGTCCAGTGCAGGTTGGACAGGTACGCCCACAGTCCGTTGAGCCCGGCGATGTACGGGCCGAGGCACCACGGGCAGTGCGCCAGCAGCGCCCACGGCCCGTCCTTGGTGACGGTGTCCCACTTGATCCGCAGCCAGATGGAGGGCGGGTACTCATCAGCAACCAGCAGCCGGGTGATCCGGGCCGAGGCCAGCACCAGCGCCACCAGCGCCAGGCCGTAGTAGACGTAGGTGTTCAGTCCCGGCTGTTCGATCACCGTCATCGCAGCGGAATCCGAGGCAGGGACGACGGCACCGCAACCTCGCTGGGCTGGCGCCGCACCGACAGGTGAGTCAGCGCGTGGACCAGGGCGTCAAGCCGGTCCGGGCTCGGCTCGCCCAGCACCCATGAGGTCATCTGGTCCTCCAACTCGTTGAACACTCCGACGTGGTGTACCCGGCCCTGCTCGTACAGCGCGGCGATGGGGTCGGCGCGCAGTGCCTTGCCCCGCCGTGAGGTCACCTCGGTGACCGCGATGTCGGGCCGCACCGACGCCAGGGTGGTGCGGACCATGTCGCCACCGTAGTTCTTCTCGACAACCGCCCGGTCGGCGTCGTGGCCGTCGTAGGCAATGCCGATCTGGGTGGCCCAGCCCTGCGGGGAGTAGCGCCCGGAGTGGTCGGCCAGCACGTACAGGTCGCCGTCCTCGTCCCGCCCGGCGACGATGATGCCGGTCTCGTCGCTGCGCTTGGACATGGTGCCTGCCGGGTCAGCGCCGACGACGATCCGCTCCAACGGCGGGACTCCGGAGACCACCGCGCCGGGGATGATCCGGTAGTCCTCGATCATCTCGGGCTTCCACATGGCGCCCTCGACATCGGTGAGAATCTCGCCGAGCAACTCCTGGCGTCCCTTGCGGGTGCCCTCGTAGCGGCGCAGCACCTGCGCCCGCCAGGTCGGCGCCAGGTTGTCGAGGTTGGCGTAGGTGGTGGTGACCACGCTGATCGTGGACTCGTCGGCAACCAACGCCTTCATCCAGGCGCTCGGCTTCGGGGTTGTGGTAGCACAGATGCGAGGAGCCGGGCCGAGCCGTAGTCCCAGCACCAGGTTGTCCCAGACCGCCTCGATGAGGTCGGTGTGAGCGGGCTCGTCCACCCAGGCGTCGTAGTGCTCGGGGCCTCGCAGCCGGTCCGGCTCCTCACCGGAGTAGACCGATCCGATGGCCCCGTTGGGCCAGGTGAGTTTCCGCTTGGACGGCTCCCACTGCGGCATCCCCCCGGGCGGCGCCGTCGCCAGCAGCCCGGACTCACCCTCGATCATGATGTCGCGGGCGTCCGGTCCGGTCGGAGCCAGGATGGCGATACGGGGACTCACCTTGGTTCTGCGGTGCGTCCACTCGCTTCCGGTGCGAGTCTTGCCACTGCCACGCCCCCCGCGCAGCAGCCAAGTCAGCCAGGCTCCGCGCGGGGGGTGCTGGTCCGCCCGGGCGTGCGGGAAGTTCCACGGTGCCGGGTCCGGTGCGCACGGGCCGTGCGGGCGCCCGTCGCAGGTCCCGGCCTTACCCCAGGGGCAGAAGAACGGGTGCCACCCACCGGCCGCCACCTTCCGCAGCGCCGCCGCCGCCTGCTCCTGGCTGTTGAGGTTCCAGTTGCGGAACGCCTCGGGATCGAACTCGGGGTCCGGCAAGGCGCTCATGGAAGGCATCCGCACAGGCGGTGTGCCAGATTCGCCCGTGCAGGCGGACTGCTCGGGTTCCGACGGGGACCGGGGCCTTGCACTTCTCGCACGCCACGGTGTAGCGCACCTTCATAACCACAAGTGTGCACTACTGAGCGCTCAGCAAACATCACGTTATGAGGCTCCTCAGTATGGCCGCCGCCATCGGAGGCGGGATGGCGTTGCCGACCTGGCGGTAGGCCGCACTGCGGGTGCCCCGCCACGGGTAGTCCTCGGGGAACCCTTGCAGGACGGCGGCCTCGGCCACCGTCACCCGGACCCCGTCGTTGCGGGACTTGGTCGAGACATCGAAACGGCTCCGGGTGTGGCCCGGGTGCTGGACGATCCCCCGGGTGGCCACCGTGGTCGAGGGGCGCTTG